AGCAACAACACCAGACGGAGGGCAAATTGATTTACCACTTTTTCAAGTTCTTTTTCTTATTAGCACTGGTTTTCTCTTATTCTAGAGCAGACGTTTGTTTGCCTGATACTGAAGGTCTTTGCACTCCTGGGGTTACAATTACAGAAGATGTACAAGTAGATATAACTGAAGAGGATTTAGGAACAGAGATAGTTACAACTACTACAACCACAACTACAACCACCACACAAACTGTTACAAACGAAAGCTCAACGGACATATTAGATAGTTCTAACGGATATGTAGGTTCTAGTGACGATGGTTCAATGCAAATAGATTGGGGTGGTCAAGGACCCGCTTCTATGCCAACTGGCAATACCTGTGGTGAGTTAGGGTCAGATAGATGTGCACAAATCACAGGATCAGGCAATAACACCTCTACAATGGGTGTCGACGGCATGGGCACAACTTTTATAATTAACAACATAGATATATCTGATCTACAAATAGATAGAGGTGGTGAGGTAAAATATTCAATTGAAGTAGATAAACGTGACGCTCAAGACAGAATATATATGCATATTACAGGTCGTGATGGACTTAATACTGTTTTTTCAGGCACAGATGTCTTATCTGAGTCTGGTATTGCATCAGGTTATCAATCATATACAGGAGGTTTTGATTTTAGTGGTTCTTTAAGTAGTATAACTGTTGAAGTAGGTGGGCGAGATATAAATCTTGCCATAGGACCCTTATTTGATGATGTGTCTGTTAATGTATTTTACAATGTTATTAATACTGTAATAACTCAACACATAACCACCCTTGAAGAAATTTATTATTTAAATCTTTTTGACACTGTAGAATTAGAGTTTGTAGAAGAGGTCTTTGAATACAATGATATTATTGTCGAAGATGGTTTTGTAGACTTTGTGCCTATTGAACCAGAGATGGAAGAAATATCTTACGAGACTGTAGAATTAGAAATACAGTTTGAGATGGATTTTGATATGGACTTTGCACCTCCACCCCCTATGGACTTTGCACCTATGCCAGAGCTTGTAGCAGTAGAAATGCCTGTCAATGTAGAAACAGTCACCTTAGAGATTGAAATGGAGATGGAGTTGGATTTACCACCACCTGAAATGATAGCGTCTGTTGAAGAAATACCACCTCCTATGGAAGATATGCCTCCCCCACCAGAAATGGAAGAAACACCACCACCCATGGAAGCAGAACCAATAGAAATTGAAACAGAAGAGGATCCTCCTCCAATGGAAGAGACAAAAGAAGAGGTCCCTGTAGAGGAGACTGAGCCTGAACTTGCTGAAGAAGAGACTAACGAAAAACCTCAAGAAGAATCACAGGAACCAGAACCAGAAGAACAGCCAGAACCACAAAAAGAAAAAGATCAAGAAGAAGAGCAAGAACCAGAGAAACCATCAAAACCTAAGGTATCAGAGAAAGAAAAAGCTGCCACAAAAATTGTAAAGAAGATTGATGATAAAGCTAGATATGATGATGCTGCACAAATGAAAACATTAATAGTCATGCAGATATTAGGTAATACTAAAACATTCTTTGACACTCAGTCTATTATTGTTGATACAAACGTTAATGAATATTTAAACAAGACAATAGAAGATGAGTATGGTATTTTGTTTAATATGGCACAAGATCAAACAATAAATGACATGGTAAACTCACAATGGCAGAAGTAAATGTAGGTGGTATCTCCTTCAAAGGAGGCAAGATTTTTGGAGTTCTTATAGCATTATCTACAGCCGTAGGTGCATTATATGGTGGCTTTGAAGTTTACAAAAGATATCTTGATATGGAGGAAAAAATAAATGAATTTGTTGCACCTGATTTAAGTGGTTTTGATAAAAAAATAGAGCTATCAAAAGCTGAAATGGATAAAAGATTAGAATTAATTGAGCAAGAATTGGACATGATAAAAACTGAAATGTCTATGATTTTGGAAGAAGTAAGTTTAGTAGCTTCAACTGCAAAAGAATTAAAAGATGATTTAAAAGCAGATCTAAGACAAATGGATGGTGATATTAGACACATCACAGAGATTGTAAATGATGTTGAAGATAGACAAAAAGAAGATAATAGAGAACTTTTAGATGAGATGAAACTTCTTGAAGAAAGCCTTGACTTAAAGATTAATAAGGCTTTAAATAACCCTTTAAGTGGGATGTCCGCAAAAACAAAGTAAGGAGTACGCTATGTGTGATTGTAAAACAGATGAGGATTGTATATGTCGTTTAAAATCGAAATAAAAACAATACTGCCATATGTCGTGCTTATTGCAACAATAGGCATGACTTGGGGCATGTGGTCTGAGCGTTTAAACGCAGTTGAAAAAAAGGCAGATAGTGTTTCGAAAATGCAACAAGATATCGCCATTATTAAGACAAAAATATTGTCTATGGATGACAGAGTGGCTTGGATAGAGGAGTTTTTAATTAAAACTTCTGATTATTAATGGTAATATCTAGAGCACAAATGCAAAAAGAAGTATCCATAGGGAGTAAAAAAATGAAGAAAAAGTTAAAAAAAGTAGATAAAAAGAAAAATCCAGGGTTGGCTAAATTACCAACTAAAGTAAGAAATAAGATGGGTTATATGAAAAAAGGTGGTAGAGTCAAATAATGTGTAAATGTAATGAAGATTATATTTGTATTTGTGGGCTTGAAACTGAGGGGAGTGAATAATGACTAAACTATGTCCTAGAGGAAAAGCAGCCGCTAAGCGTAAATTTAAAGTATACCCCAGCGCATATGCTAATGCCTATGCATCTAAAATTTGTGCTGGTAAAATAAAAGATCCAAGTGGTAAAAAAAGAAAAGATTTTAGAGGTCCTAAAAAAGCAATGGGTGGAGAAATTGTTGATTTTAATAAAAGATCTCAGGATAGAAAAAAAATTTCACAATTTAATAAAGGTGGCGTAGCTAGAGGCTGTGGTGCCGTGATGGAAAAAAAACGTAAAGTAACACAGTATAACTAATGTCTGGTCACAAAGGATTAGCGAAGTGGTTCAAACAGGATTGGAGAGACATAGGCTCTCGTAAAAAAGACGGAAGCTTTGCTAAGTGTGGTAGATCTAAACAAAAAAAAGACGCTAAACGAAAGTATCCTAAGTGTGTCCCTGCTTCAAAAGCGAGAGCAATGTCTAAGGGACAAATAAAATCAGCAGTTTCAAGAAAGAGATCAAAAGCTCAGGGAGTTGGTGGTAAACCAACTAATGTAAAAACAATTGTTAAGAAAAAAAATAAATGAAAAAAAAAGATCCTAAGGTAGGGACAGGAAAAAAACCTAAAGGATCAGATAGAAGACTTTATACAGATGAAAATCCTAAAGATACTGTTCGTATTAAATTTGCTACTCCGACTGATGCTAGAAAAACTGTGTCGAAAGTCAAAAAAGTCAAAAAACCTTTTGCACGGAAAATTCAAATTCTTACTGTAGGTGAGCAACGAGCTAAAGTTATGGGTAAAACTCAAGTTGCAAACATTTTTAAAAAAGGCAAAGACAGCATAAGAAAAAAAAATAGTGTCCAAAAAAAAACTAACAGAAAAAATAAAGCTTGATGTAATTAATTGGTCTAAGAATGTCTTAGAGCCAATGAATAAGCATATAGGATTTCCTGCATGTCCATTTGCAGCTAAATGGAGAAAAGATGATAAGCTTCGAATAGAGGTTAGATCTGATAAATCAAAATATGAAAAACATTTAACTAATGTGTTAAAATCTTGGGATAAAAAAAAACACGATATAATAATATTTTGTGACCCTTATTGGGAACAATATAATGGTCAAAAATTTCAAGAGAAAATAGATTTTTATAATAAAACATATAATAGAAGAGATGTTTATTTTATGGGATTTCATCCCTCTTCTCCAGCAGATCCTGAGGAGCAAGAGTTTTTAGTTGATCCAACTGATGAACCTGTAAATCATGGTAATTTAGAATACTCAATGATGTTAATACAAAAGTTTAAACAATTATATGATGCAAGTTGCAAACTACACAAGATAGGCTATTATAAGAAGTGGCCCAAAGATTACTACAATGAGGTAGTAGCTGAGAGGCAATATACATATGAAAAACTTTTTAAAAAGGGAGTAAAGTCATGGTAATGCATAAGAAAAAACAAGTAATGAAGAAAGGTGGCATGGCCAAGAAACGTGGTGGTGGCATGATGATGAAAAAAATGGCTATGGGTGGAAAAGTATCCCCTAGAAAAGCAATGGCCATGGGAATGACTGACGGTGGTATGGCTAAAAAGAAATCTGTCGTTAAGAAACGTGGTGGTGGAATGGCCAAAAAAAAACAAGTCGCTAAAAAACGTGGTGGCGGAATGATGAAAAAAAAGTAATTTAAATGGCTACATCTGGAACAACATCTTTCAATTTAAATATTGATGATATTATTGAAGACGCTTTTGAGAGGTGTGGCCTTCAAACTAGAACAGGTTATGACTTACAATCTGCTAGAAGAAGTTTAAATTTATTATTTTCTGAATGGGGTAACAGAGGCATTCACTTGTGGAAAGTAAAAAATCACACACAAAATTTAACAGCAGGAACAACTACGTATACTGCTCCTAGTGATGCCAGTGATGTTTTAGAAATGACTTTTAGACAAGGAAGTGGAACAAGTACAAGCGATACCACTATGACTAAAATTTCTAGATCTGAGTATCAAGCTATACCAAATAAATTTTCTCAAGGACAACCAAGTCAATATTTTGTGGAAAGAAATTTATCAAATGTAGAAATAAATTTGTATCAAACGCCAAACACAACAGACACTCAAATAAATTTTAATTATTTAGCTAGAATAGAGGATGTTGGAGCTTATACAAATGATACTGATGCTCCTTATAGGTTTTTACCATGTATGGTTTCTGGTTTAGCTTTTTATATGTCACAGAAGAAGAATCCTCAGGCATCACAAACATTAAAACTGTATTATGAAGATGAGTTGCAAAGAGCTTTAACAGAAGATGGACAAAGATCATCTGTCCATATTGTTCCTCAAAATTATTATGTAAGTTCATAATGGCTACATTTACTACAGGTAAATATGCTCTAGCTTTATGTGATAGATGTGGTCAACAATTTAAATTCAATCAATTAAAACAAGAGTGGAACGGATTAAAAACTTGTCCACAGTGTTTTGAAACTAAACATCCTCAATTAGATCCGTCTTATCATAGCGCAGATGCACAGGCATTACCTTGGACCAGACCAGCAAGAGTAGAACCAATCACAGTTTCTGTAGGGGGAAGTGGAGACAGTTCTTTTGAGTCAAATGGAATGCAACCCTCAAATAATATTAAAAAATTAGAGGCAGGATTTTCAGTAGGATTAGTAACTATATCTACAGCTAGTACAACCACATACACTGTAACAGTAGCTAGTAAAACAGGTGGAGGTAATGCCTTTTATATTGATGGAGTCGAGGCACCTGTATTAACCCTCAATGAGGGTGACTCATATATATTTAATTTGAGTGATAACACAGTCAGCTCACATCCTTTTTATTTAAGCACCACATCAGACGGTAGCCATAATTCAGGGTCAGTGTATACATCTGGTGTAACCTTCAAGATTAATGGGTCCTCTGTATCACAATCTGCTTACGCTAGTGGATATTCAAGTGCAACTACAAGAGCATTAGAAATTACGGTAGCAATTGGAGCTCCAACACTATATTATTATTGTAGTAGTCATCCAGGTATGGGTAACTCAATAAATACACCATGAACTATAGCGAATTATTAGATAACATAAGAAATTACACAGAGGTAGACTCTGAGGTATTATCTAATTCCGTGGTTAATGTATTTATTACAAACGTAGAAAATAAAATTCAAAAAGACATTGATTTAGATGCTTTTAGAAAATTTGCAACTACTTCTTTCACTATAGGTAGTCCTTTTTTAACATTACCTGAGGACTTTGATTTTGAAAGAAGTGTACAAGTTGTTGATGGTAACTCAGACAGAACTTGGTCT